TTGAAAAGGTGTAGAACTTATGATAAACTATAGTTGTATTTTTTTATCATCCTTTCCATTGCTTGCTTGATGGAAAGTTGAATCCTCACACTCAAAATTTGGCGATGGCGAGTGTGGGGATTTTTTTATTTAAATTCAACAAAAAACGGTAACTAAATTTATAGTTACCGTTTCTGCATGGCAGCTTGTGCCAACCGGATTATTTGCACTAGGATTTCTCCTAGGTTAGTAACTATATATTATCAAATATATTTCATTTTGTCAAAAATGGAAAGCTGAATCTTCACACTCAAGATTGCTGTCAGAGAGTGTGGGGATTTTTTTTGTTAATTACTCCTCAAGCAATCTTATAAAATCATTTTCTGTCATGATTTCAATATCTTGACCTTTTTCTAACAAGGTTTGTGCTTTTTTCATTTTACTACTTAACCCATCTGTGCCGACAACTCTCCAATCTTGCTCTCCTACAACTAAGATATTAGTGTGTTTGGTCACTCCTTTTTCAGGAATGCCACCAACTAACGCAGCAGCTTTATTAGCTTCTTTCCTAGTCATTCTTTCAAGTTTTCCAGTAAAGCAAAAGTATAAACCGTAAAAGTAATGGTCTGGGTTCATTGCTGCTTTTTCTTCTTCTGTTGGCTGATAGATAAGGTTTTCCTTGTATTGATAACCTTTTTTTCTTTTAAATCCATACTGACCAAGTAAGCCAGTTTTATTGTATCTATATTCTTTTAAAAAAGCGTTGAGGTCGGAAAATGAATTTGTAGATAGTAAGTATTCTAAAATCAATCCGCTTGCTCGTGCATCTGATAAAGCGTTGTGGTGGTCTAACTCAATATTCAAATTTTTAGCTAGTCTCTTTAGTTTGTAATTCAATTGTCCAGGGAGAGCGACCTTGGCTAATCGATACGAACAAATAAACTCTATATTATCAAAATCCAGTTCGTATTTTAGGTATACATCTTTAAGGGCCCCCATATCAAACTGTGCAAAGTGAGCTACAACTATATCAGAACCAATAAAATCAACAATCGTCTTTCTCACCTCTGGAAATGTGGGTGAATCAAGAACATCTTCAGGTCTAATGCCATGGATGAAAATATTAAAATCATCAAATTCTTCTTCTGGATTGATTAAAGTGTAAAATGTATCAACAATATTTCCATCTTTAAATTTTACTAATCCGATAGAACAAACACTACCGCGAAAGTCATTCGCAGTTTCAACATCTAAAGCAACATACGAGTATGACATATGAGTCTCCTTTCACTCCATCAATGCAAAGTATTCTTCCTTGACCATGACTTCATTTGTCATGGTTTTTAGATTGTAATAAGACATGAATTTGAGGTAATCAAACTCTGTGGGGTCGTCTAAGCTTTCTAGTGCGTCTTTTACGAGGTGATGGATCATATTCCTATCAGCTTCGTTTTCACAGCGTAGGCGAGCGTTCTGGTACTCTGAACGTGAGTGGTCTTTGTGTCCAAGTTCATGCAGTAGAACTTTAACTCTCTCTTTCCTACTGAGTTTATTAGACAAGAAAGCTGTATTGGTTTCTTTTTCGTAAAATCCAAGTTCATCAGGTATTAGCTCACCGTCAAAATCGACAATGTGAACCTGAAAATGACTTATAATTTCTTTTTCGGTCACTAAGCAGTACCTCTAATCACCAGCTTCTTTGAGATAACCTTCAATGATAGACTGGATGATTTTCTTCTTTTCATCTGTTAATTCTCGACCACCAAACATCATGACATTAGATGCCATTTCTTCAACGTTCAGGGTTTTCCCTTGCCAGACATACTCTTTTGAATCACCAGCGATAGCAGGGTTATCTGTGCGACCAAGTAAATAATCCGTGGACACATTGAAGTAGTCGGCGATTTCTGAAATTCGTTCAGTGGACGGTTTGGAATTTTTTAGATTATAAATAGTATTTCTACTATAACCAAGTTTTTCTTCCAACGAATTTATTGAAAGACCTTGCTTTTTGGCAAGTTCTTTAATTCTGTCAAATGTCTGAAACATTGATTTTTCAACCTTTCTGAGAACACGACAAAAAATATTTAATATTTCTCATTAAAATGCTTGACAAAATTAATGTGAAGTATTAAAATAGTTTTTGTAAGTTAATGAGTTAGTAAAAAACGAAGTTAAAACTTATCTAAAAATAAATAGCTTTGGCGAGCAAAATGAGTGATAGATATAATGTTTTATCAAGGTTTTTAATTATGCTTTCATTTTAATACTATACATTAAAATTGTCAAGTATTTTATAAAATAATTTACTAACTCATTAACTCTATTAAAAATAAAAGGAGGAGGTCACATGAGCCAACAACATCGTAAATGGATTGAGCTTGTAAAAGAGCGAATTGAAAAACGTGGGTGGTCGCAGACGGATTTGGCTATTGTTGCAGGTGTTAGTCCATCAGCCATCACGCAGTTGCTGAAAGATGGAAAAGGGAGCGATGACTTGAAGCTTCGCATTAACAAGAAGTTACGAATCAATGAGTCATGGGAAAAATTTGAGGAGTAGGAGGGGGAAAATGAGAGAAATCATACTCAGTGCCATAGTATCATCAATAATTTCAATACTTATGATGACTATTCAAATAAAGATGATAAAAAAATGGCTTGCCGATTTTTTCGACAAGCAAGATGAATGGTTAAAAACACATTTTGAAAATTTAGTCAAAAGATTGTTTTTATAAACAGATATTATAGAAATCTTCACCTAAAGGTGTAATATCTATAATCCCTTTTTCTACATGGAATTTTTCGTTGTTTTTAGCATTGATATACGATGTTTTATAAGCTGTGACTAAAGGGTTGCTTTCAAGTAATGTGTATTTTTCTTTTTTCGAAAGCCAAGTTGTGAAATCAACTTTAATCAAACCTAATCTTTCAAGGTTTGTAATAGAGGAAGCATTTCTATCAAAATCAAACATTGAATTATCAATTGACGATTCTATTTCACCATCATGAGGAATAAAAATTAGTGGTTTTAAAAGGCTCTGACCCCCTGTTTCGAATTCCAGCAAATACTTAGCGACAGGACATCGTTTTCTTTGAGCAATAAACTTCAAATTCCTAGCATCTAAAGGACTGAGCTGTTTAATAATTTCAACAAAAGAATGATGCAATAACGAACTTTTTGAAGAATCAAATGATGCCGCTAATAGTGATGCAAAAATTTCTCGTATATCTTCTTCCTCGATATAAAATTTTGATGCTTCCAATGCAGGTCCTAATATACTCATTTTAGGTTCTTGTATATTTTCTACAGGTATTTGTTCGATTTTCTCAGTTAGTGATTCAATGTACTTCTCATTATCATATTTACGTTTTTCATTTTTTCGTAATAGGAAACTATCAAGAGAACCAAAAACATATTTCCATGCTTCATTAAAAGTGTTAGCAGGGGCCTCAGCTCCCTTTGTAGCCATAGTTGTTGCAAACGCAGTTAAGATTGTAGGTAACAAATCAGCCATAATACACCTCGTGTTTTTATTTTAATTATACCAAATTTAGAAAGGAATTTTATGAACGAAATTTTTAATTTTCACGGACGGGAAGTCCGTACTTTGACAATTGATGACGAGCCGTGGTTTGTCGGGAAGGATGTAGCGGATATCTTGGGATACGCTAAACCTCTGGACGCAATTTCTCGGCATGTTGATGAAGATGACTCCGTGAAATACGGACTCACCGATAATCTAGGGCGAACACAAAATACTATTATCATCAACGAATCTGGGCTCTACTCTCTCATATTATCCAGTAAGTTGCCTCAAGCCAAGGAGTTCAAACGCTGGGTGACATCAGAGGTTTTGCCAGCTATTCGCAAGCAGGGTGGATTTATCCGCGAGGATTTGGATGAGGATGCCTTTATCGCTCTGTTTACTGGGCAAAAGAAATTGCGTGAACAACAGACTAGCATGCTGAAAGATATCGACTACCTCAAGAGTGAGCAACCGATTCATCCGAGCTATGCTAAATCGCTACTGAAGAAGAGAAAGGCTCGAGTAGTCGCCTGTCTTGGTGGAATTGACAGTCCAGCTTATGCGGATAAGATTTTCGCTCAGTCGGTATTTAGACAAGCTGAGATTGATTTCAAGGATCATTTTAATATCAGTCGCTATGATTTGCTACCGAAGAAGTTTGCAGAAGCTGCTCTTGCTTACTGGATGACGTGGGAGCCAAGCACCAATACCAAGATGAAAATCATGGATTTGAATGCTTTTAACATAGCTCAGAGAGGATGAAAATTAGAACACAAAAAGCACCTGACAG